TTTTTCACGCCCTGGTTTTTTGTCCCCTTGTATAGAAGCTATAAAAGGGGCATTAAGTTCGTCTTTTACTTCAACATTTAAACGAGAGAAGGGTAACGAGTTATAACCAGAACCATCTTTAGCAGCGTTTTCAGCTATGCTGCTTTCTAACCGTTCCTGGTCTGTATCCATCGATTCGTATGTATCACTATTTAATATGTCTAGCATATCTCTTTGTGCTTTAGCTGTTGAACTAGCTCCAAATTCTTCTGTAACTGCGTTGTCTCCTGTTAAGCCATATTTGTTATTGAACTTTTCAATTGCAGTTTTTCCGCCTCTATAGGTTTTTTGATAATTACTTTTTTCTGTTGTTATGCTGTATTCTCGTTTGTTTTTAGGTTTTTCATTTTTTCTTTGTGCCCGTTTAGCATTTTCTTCTGTATTTATTAATACTTTAAACAAAGCCCGTTTTTGAGCTATGGTGTACTTTTCAGTAACGTCTCTAGCTTGATAGTCAAAGCTGTGGTCTATACCATTCATGCCAGCAATTTCAAAAAGAGTTTCTTGCAAAGCAGTAAAAGGGTCTTTAATAGTTCCTTCTGGTTCTTCTGCTGTTGCGCGTTTTAACTTTAAAAAATTAGTGTTATCAAAGTTAATTTTTTCTATAGTTTTGTTCTCGACCAATTCATCTAATGTGGCTAGAGCTATAGTACCTGGAGATTTTTTTCCTTTTTTAAGGTTCTTATTTGTTCTTAGTTTTTCCTCAAATAATCCTTTAAAAACAACAAGGTCTCTTACGTTTTTTAAACCCCTAATTAATAATTTATTAACTTTTGTTGGATCATCTAATCCTATAGTAAAGTCTTTAGTGGTGTTTTCCAAAGACCACGCTTTTTCAATAAGAATGTTAATATCGTTGGTACTTTTACCAGCAAAATCGCCTTGACGCGCAGCAGCGGCTACAGTTTTTGGGTTTATAATAATTTTTTGTTCAACAGAAATTCCCTTAACTGTTTTTTTAACTACTTGATAGGTGTTTCCCTGATCTTTAGTTTCGTACTGCCTTAAAGTAATTGGTATGCTTAGCTCGTCTGATTGTTCTTTAGTTAAGTTTTTAAAGGGGTTTGGAAGCCCTAGTTTTGTTTGTTGTATGTAAGCAATAATGTCTATTTCATTGCCTTTGTAGCCATAAGTTAAACTTCGAGGAGGCGTCATGTTTTGCATATCCGATACCAGCATTGTCAAAGCTTGCGTGTATCTAAGTGATTTTTCTAAAGTCAAAGGAATGCCTTCTGTAGTTATAATATAATTTAACAGCCCCGTTATATTTAACCCATTTGCGTAAAGATCCCCTAAAGTTCCATCAGCATTTAACTTGTTTGTATTAAACCTGGGTAGTCTTTGTCGATCTTTGTTTGCTTTAGGGTCTAACGTTTTGCCTTTGCTGTGTATTAATATTTGTGCAGCTAACTCATTTCCTTTTGCTGTTCGTATAACCCGTATTGCATTTGCGGGTACACCTTTTCCCTCAGTCCTTTCTTTATAATCCGCGTCACTTTCATCTTGTTCTTTTCGTAATTTTCTTAAAGATACTAAAGGTTGGCCATATGCGTCTTTATCTACTATCTCTATGCCGCCTAGTGGATCAGTTCTATTAAAAGCAATAACTCTTTTTAAAGTACCAGCAGAAGGTTCAAAGGTTAAAACTGCAGCAACCGCTTCTTTGGTTGTTAACAAAGGGTATAAAATCGCTGCTGCTTTTTTTATTATTTCTGGTGAAGGAGTATTAGTTTCTGTACTTTTCCCTGGGGCATAATGAGGTAGTTTATATATAACAACAGGTTCGCCATCTCCATCTAGAATAAATTCTCCCTGTACAGGTTCGCTAATTTTAATATCACTATCAGTACCATAGTCCATAGCGTCAACTATTAATGCTTCTTGTTGAAGTGATTCTTGAGCTGCTTCAAAAGTATCAAAATCTATTGATTCAATATATGACGTTCCAAACACACTTTCTAAAAGTTCATCAAATGTGGCTGGCAAGAAAGGGTTACTTTTATGCAGATTTTCAGTGATTGTATTGTATTTTGCATACAAGTCTGGGGTAATTCCTTTTAATTTAGTTTGTATGTCTTCGTGCCTTACACCGCGGTCTCTTTTTAAAAGATTTGCGTTTGCCTCTTTTATGTCTGTGTTTCTTCCCTCATAGGGTGTGTAAATAGCTACACCTCCTCTATTTATTCGTGCTCTGTCTAGCACTTGTTTCATAAAGTAAGTAAGGCGGTCATACACAACTTCTGTAGATTTTGGAGTAGGTTTTAACTTGTTTAATGGAAGAACTAATCTAACTTGTTTTCCAGAAGACGCCATTTGTACCGGGCCTTCTTGTTGTGGTGCATCTGGTACAAACTCTTCGGCTAGTGTTTTCTTACGAGTTCTAGCATCATCTGGCCCTGTTACTTCTGACATGTCTTTAGTATCAAAATCTACGTTCATGCTTTGAATTAAACTTTCAAAGTCCGATTGATCCATAGAAGCTATGTTTTCTTTAAAAACATCTACGTTATCGTCAACAATAGTTTCTCCGTCAGGAGTAACGTCTGGTTGGTTAGCATTTTCATCTCTTAGTCTTTCAAATAGTTCTTGGGTGCTTTCTTCTTGAGATTGTTCTTGAGTCTCCGGAAGTACACTGGCAAATCCTTTAAGTTCTGGTTTTTTTGGATCTGATTTTTTAGCTTTTTTCTTAGCAGGTTTAGATTGTTCTGCTCTTAATTTAGACGCTTTTGGTCGAGCTTTAGGTTTAGCTTTAGCTTTTGCTTTTGGTTTAGGTTTTTCTGAGTTAAATAGTACATCATCTTCTAATACAGTTTTAAGTCGATCTTCAAGCGCTTTCTTAAACTTTGCTTTTTGTTCGGGGGTTTTATCGGAGTTTGCTACATTCTCTTGTGCAACTTTAAAAGTTTCTTGGATATAAGTTCTTAGTCCTTCAACACCAAAATTTCTAAGTATAGGGTCAGCATCTAAAGGCTGAAGACTCTGGGGCATAATACGCTTGCCTACGTTTTTTCTAGCTTTTCCTCGTATAATTGCTGCGTCAAGGCTTTCTTGAGAATCAGGAATAGGTTCTCCGTCAGGAGTAACGTCTGGTTGGTTAGCTTGCTCATCCCGTGTTCTGTCCAACTGTTCCTGAGTGCTTTCTTCTGTACTATCATCAACCTCATTTTCTTCTTCTATAACTTTAGCAAGGCTTTCCTGTGTAGCTTCTTTTTTGTTTTGAATAACCGGGGTAAGATCTGGGTAACGACGTTGTGCGTTTGCTAACGCTGCATCTTCTGAATTTTGAGAGTTTCCTATGGTGTGCCTAAATAGAAGGTTTCCATCTTTATCATTAACGACTACGGCCCTTTCGTGTTCTGGTTTTTGGACTTCAGTAAACCCTAAAGCATCTGCTAAAACTTGGCCATCGGCTAGATCTAATTTAAGAAGTCTATTACCTTCAGCTACACTTTCAGGGTCTGCGGTGTTAATTAAAACAACCCCTCCATTAGTTAGTCTAGCTTTAACAGAGCTTTTTTGTTCTTCTGGTAGCCCTTGCAACATGTTATCTACTTTAGCTGCATCTGTTTCAGTAACTAAAACTATTTTTCTTGCCCTTGTTGGGTTAAACATGTCTTGTACTTGGGCTTTAATAGCTCTAGCACCTTCTTTAACTGGCGACCCTACAACATCTCCTGAGTAACCAGGAGATTGAAATTCTTTTATTTGATCTCTAACATCTTGCGCTTGTTGGTTTCCAGTCTCTAAAAGTTTGTAAGCTTCTGTTATAACGCCCCCAGGCGCACCCCTTGCAGCACCAGCAAAAAACCCAACAAAAGCGGATTCTGCTCTACGCAGATTGGCTTCTCGATTTGTAAATTCGGGATCTATAGCTTTACGCTGTTGAATAAGGATTTCTTCTTGGAGGGTCTCTGTTACTCCTTCAGCTACTCCACTTACTGCAAAACCTGTTACTCCGGCTTTAGCTAGATCTAATATAAACTGACCCGCGGGTTGTTGTTGAGCAGCCCTAGCTAAAACTTTTTGTTCGGCTTTTGTTAAAGAGGAAGCACCTCGTTTTTTTGCTTTGTTTAAAAGCGCCCTAGCTGCGGGTGCTTTTACTAAATCTCCAGCAGCATTTTTTAATAAAACATCATAGAAAACTTTTTCGCCTAATACATCAAGAGCGGCTTGTGGCAAACCTAACGCAAGAGCAGCCCAAGCTTCGTCTTGTGTTAACTCATACCCAGCATCTTTAAACTCTTTAAAAGATTGAGAAGCTCCTACTACTTCACCTTGTGCAAATGATCCCGCCCAAAACCCCATGGTAGGTAAATTTAAGCCTTCTGCTATGCTACGTCTATAGGCAGCTGCAGCCGCTTCTTGTCCACCTTTTGAGTATTTTGCAGAACGAATACCTTGGAATGCCATTTCTAACATGTTAGTTTCTGCTGGTGTTAAAGCTTCTTTTCTTAGTTTCTTTTTTTGTATCTCTACTAATTTTCTTCTGGTATAAGCTTTACCTGTATTTGTTATAGCAGCCTTTCCAGCAAACCCTGCAATAGCACCGGTTCCGCCCGAAGCAACAGAAAAAATAGCTTGCGGAGCAGTCATTCCAACTCCTTTTATGACTTGATCTATAAATTTAGACCACGTTGGTTGGTCTAAGAACTCTTCAAAACTACCCATTGGTTCTACCATTGCAGAATAACTTTGGTCTAAAACCTCGGACCAGTTCATGCTAGCTTCCGCGCCTTTTGTGTCACCCGAAATAGTTTGAAAAATAGATTTAAAAGATGAAATATCAGAGGCTACTTGTTGGGTTCCAGCTGTAACAGCGGTTGAAACTTTCTCACCAAAAGTTATAGGCGCTGGGTTAAATATTTGATTTCGCGCTGCTGACCGGCTTTCTGGAGATAATGCTTCCCCAGCCGCTTGATCCATACCAAGACGACGTTTTTCTTCCAACATCATTGCAAGTGGATCTTTAGCGGCCATTTAGCCCCCCTGTTTTGATGCTTTAACTTTAGAGTTTGCTATAGCAAGGGCTGTTAAATACTGAAGACCTTCTGGAGCTAGCTCGTTGTTAGCCCAGTAAGCAGATATTTTGCTTTGTGGTAATTTAATTTGAGGGTTGCCCGGCGCTGTTCTTGTAAAATATCCTACTTCTTGATCTGATCTAGTAACTAATTCACCACCTGCAGTGTAAGCTAAAAGGTCTGGTTGTGTAGCAAAAGCAGCATTCGGAGTGCTTGTACCACCAGTACCAAAAATAGGAAAATTACTTACAACTGAATTCCACCAACCTTTTTTCTGGCTGCCTACCCACTGTTTCATTCCCTCACCAATAGTGTCTCTTCCTGCTTGCAAATCTATTGGATTACCACCTATGTCAGCTTGGTTTATATAAGAAATAGCAGATGTAATATCGTTTGAGTTAAACACATAACCGTCTGCTTGCATTCTGTCTCTTATCTTGTTTAGGTTTTTACCAGCATCACCTATCTTCATTGCATTAGATTCATTAACAGCAACATTTCTTTCATTAACAGAAACTTGACGGGTTTGATTAGATGCTGTTATACCTTCAAATGAGAACTTGCCAGTTTCAGCAAACCTCATCATATAAGGCGCATAAGTATTACGTTGGTCATCATCTAACGTAGCCCACATGCCCACCATAATGTGTTGGTCTAGTCTTCGTTGCCCCGAGTTTGCAAGAAAATTGTTTGCGCCCCCTAGCAAAGCAACTATTTTGTTTTGAAACTCTAAAGGAACTTCATCGTTACCCACATACTTTTCAGCAAGAGTTGTTAACGTATTTGCAAACGTTTGCACATCCCCGCTTTCTACACTGTTTAAAAAAGACTTTGCATCGTCTCCTTTAAATTTAAAGGGAGAATCACTTATTGCATCGTTTATTACAGCAGATGATACTTTTTTAGGCGCAATATCTTCAAAGTTGTCTTTATATTTAAGAGCAAAAGCTTCAGGGTCTTCTTGAAACTCCTCGTATAAAGCTGGAGATGCAGCAAAAATTTCTTTTAGTTCTTTGTTTTTAGTGTTGTAAAAACTATAAGTATCTTTAGCTGCTGCTGTTGTTTCTTCAGTTGCTCCTGCAACATCGTCTACACTAGAAGCTATCCTTGAAGTGTTTTTTTCAACTTCGGTAAGGTTAGCTGCAATGTTATCTGTAGATTTTTTTACCAGGCGTTGTCTAATTACCTTTTTTTCATTATTTGAAAGATTTTTATTTTGCTCGTCAGTAAATTGAAAACCAGGTTCAAGATAAAAATCGTCTCCTAGCATTTCATTTAGCTCTCGTGCTTTTGCACCACCTCTTACAGCATTAGCTATTGCTGTTGAATCACCAGATATACGTCCAACTGGCGCCACTTTTTGTGTTATTTCTGAAGCAGAATCTATAACGCCTTGGTCTAAAACTTGAGTTGAAGCTGCTGGAGTACTATCACCTTGCCCATATGTACCATTCTTAACTTGTTCTCGTACATCTTCACCAAAAACTTTAGCTATGTAATTTTGAGTTTCTTCTCGCAAGTCTTCATATTTTCTTCCACCCTCTATCCACTTATCAATAGTTCCAGGGCCAGCGTTGTAAGCCATAGCTGCAAGTACTAAGTCTCCGTTGTATTTTTCAGTCATGGCGTCAAAATAGTCTGTTCCAACTCTTACATTTTCTTCTGCTGAAACTTCTCCGTTTGGACCCGAACGAACTGCGGGTTTAACGCCAAACCCTGGGTTGTCCAGAGTGCCTTGTTTTAACTGCATAAGACCCGTAGCCCCATGCTTGGAATCTGGTACATCTAACCTTCCTGAGCTTTCTACTTCTATTATTTTATTAATAATATTTCGATCAGAAAAAGCTACCTCAGTAGTTACGCCTAAACTATCTATGTTGTCTACGGTTATTCCGCCTGACATTTGCGTTGTTGTTCCTGTTCCTGTTTCTGTTTCTGTTTCTGTTCCTGTTTCTGGTGCGCCACCTACCATAAGGTTTGCAAGTTGTTCTCTAGTATCGCCTTGAAAAAAATCAATATTAGCGCCTTTCTTATCCATCCCACCAAGGTTTTCAAGTGCAGAAAATCCGCCTGCTGCGTTTTGCCCTTGGCTTTTTATTTGTTCTAAAAAGAAATTGACTTCATCAATTCCAACACCTGGGAGTGTGTTTTCTTCTACTGCGGCTCTGCCGCCTTCAGCAAGCAACCCCTGTACAGTTGTTCCTGCTGCGGTCATTGGGTTGGTTCTAGCTTGACCTTTTTCTTGGTCTTCGGTTCTTACCATTACGTCAAATGACTTTGTATCAGGATTCCAGTTTGTGTTCTCTAAATCTATGGTTTTGCCATATCCTAAAATAGCAGAAGCGGCGTTAGAACCGTTTAAAACTCTAGCCATTGCTTCTTCTTGTCCATAAAACTTTAAATAAGAATCAAAACCTACCGTGCTTGGATCATGGTTATTTTTAAAATCAATTAATTCTGCATCACTTGCAAACAAATGGCCTTTTGGAAGGTCAGCTATTGTAGTGGCGTTATTTAACGATTTGTTAAAAGCACTTTCTTCGTATTGAAGATTTTTGTTTAAGGTTAAAAGGTCTTTTTTTTGGAGATCTCTTTGATAAGAATTAACTTGCGCTGCCTGAAGTGGAGTCATTTGGTTTGGTCTTTGAAACAACGCCATTATAATAAACTCCCTAAAGTTGATCCAACTTTTCCAAGAAAACCATAGTATTGAGACCTAGCCGCGCCTCGATCTTTTTGAAAAGCATTTTGTCGCGCAGTTTGAAAGCCTTCTAAACCTAAAAGATTGCTAAGAGAGGAATTATAGAAGTTAGATAACAAACTTGTCATTGCGTCTGTTTTTTTGCTGTTTATATCAGCATCTGATCTCATAGCATTTGTACTAGCGCCTGCAACATTAGATTGGCCTCCTAGCTGACTTAATCGGCTTTCTTCTTTTTGTTCTGCGCCGGTTAATGTAATTCCATATCGCCCTTGGTTTCTTTTTTGCATTGCCATTGCGCGTTCGTTAGAATCTTCTGCATAAGCTACAGAGTCGTCAACCGTATCTACTTTTTCATTGTTTAAAGAGGTAACATTGAATTCTAAATCGTCGTAGGTATCGACGGGCTCTTGTTTTTTGTACAAGTCATTGCCTGCTAAGCGACTAAGGTAAGGGGATGCTTGGTAGTCTTCCATAATTTGTTAACTAAATGAAATTGGAACGAAAGGGTTTTGTGTTTTGCTAGTACCGCCCGCGTAAGTTACATCGGCTGAATTTCTAAAGAACTCACCCATTTTACCGCCACCAAAACCTGGAGTATCTCCTGCTAGTCTTGACACGCTTGACATGCCTCCAAGAGTATCTGGTAGTTTAGTTGAACTTAAACCCGGTAATGTTACCCCTGCAAAAACTTGGTCTGTAGTTATAGAATTATCTGGTCTTGTTGGATCTCCAGTGTTTTTATTTACTGTAGAATTAGGACCACTAAGAGCTTTAATAGCAGATCCCGCTGTAGAATACAACGCCCCCATTTTAGCCCTATCTACTGAAGCATCCGACGTTGTTCGAGTAAGATCTTCACTTACTTGGTTACCAGCTCTTTTAACGCTAGCCCCACTGTCTATTTGTGTTAGCCCCATTTGTGCTTTTAAAGCACCCATTTCTTGTTGTGCTTTTTCTCTTTGTCCTTGGTCAGTTCCTGCATAAAAAGCTCGGCTGGCAAGAGACGCTATTTGCGCCGCATTGTTAACTGATTTAGAAGCTTCGTAACTGTTGTTACTAAAACTTCTTTGCATAGCATCAGCGTTTAGTATGCCGGTCTTTTCTCCGGTTTTTTCAACAGCTGCTTTGGTTAAAGAATCAGTAATATTTTTTTGTAAAGCTGCTCGACTAGTATCTACTTGCGGATTAATACGATCAAACGCAGATTTTTCTTCTGCTGACATGGTGGTATAATTTTTGGAATTTACGCTGCCTTTTCCTTTACTCATAATTCTTTTCTAAAAGTATAACTTATTAGGTCATACCCTGCTTTAGGGGCTGTTTTTTTCCACCCCTCTCTGCTTGTTTCAAATTCTATTGCTACAACTTTTAATTGCTCTGCAAGTTTTTCTACAAACAAGAAACCTATATCTCTGTAATTATACTCTGGTTTTTGGTAACTTGCCCATATAAACAAAGTGCTTTCATTGCTTCTGTTCTTTAAAACTTGGGTAATTATAAACCCTATATAAGTATCTTCTTGATAAAACATATAAAGTCTAGACTGTTCTTCGACTAAGGACAAATATACATCTGAGGGTATCCAGTCTGAGTAAGATTTTTTTATTATTTTTTTTAAATCTGGCTCTATTGTCTCAAAAGAGTATTTCACTTCCGCTTGCGGAATTTCTTCTATAGATACGCCATCAATAGTCAATCTCTGAACCATACTTCTTATACCTTTTACGAGGGCTTAGTCCTGCTCCTCTATACTTAACTGTTCTTTTAACCCCTAAATCACCGCCCCTTGCTTTTAATTCTGCTTGTACAATTTCTTGGTTAAACAAACCTAAGTAATCTGCGGCGGCTCGTAAATCTGTCCAATCTTTCGCTGGAATTCTAAGAAGTCTGTACAGCGTTCCATAAACTATACCATCTCTATAACTGTTAGAGAAAGTAGTATCTATATTACTAGTAGTTCTACTTGGTTTTAATGCAACAGCTAATTGAATGCCATTGGCTACAGCGCTTCCAGGAATTGGTATAACCCAAAAAGCATCTGGGGTTTTTTGTAAGTACACTTGTGGTACGGATGTTTTGTTTCTCCAATCGGAGTAATTAAGTTCAAGACTTCTAGGACTTATAGGATCTAAATCATTGCCGTCATAAGTCATCCAAAGTATCTGATGGACATCAGTGCCACTAGGTTGATCAAACTCATATTCATACACCCCAGGGATACTAGTAATAGCATCTAAATCAAAAGTGTAAGCTTTGGACCTTTCTGCAAATTCTATACAAGAGGATCTTAAAGTTGATTCAATTAAAGAATCTGGGCAATTTGGAACATAGGGAAGTATGTCTTTTACAAGGGAATCAAAAGCAGCCATTATCTAGGTACCTGGGTTGCGGAAGATTTGTCGTTGTTTGGATCAAAAATATTTTTTGATGCCCCACCTCCAGTTATACTAGACATAAATAATTGATAATGAGAGCCAGCTCTTTGTTGGTTTCCAGCAAATTCTGCATCTTTCATATAACACCTATATAAAACATAATCTATAATGGCATTACCATATATATCATCTATTCCTATGGTACTACTTGTGGAACTTAAGTCCGTAGGCACATCAGAATAAACAATTTCTATGTAAGCATTAAGTCCAGATTTAACTCCAGGGTATACGTAAAACTTTTTAGGATCATCTGGATCAAATATATAATGTTTTATTATAGACCCATGCGCAGCATCACCTGTAACGGTTGGGTTGTGCCAATCAGGTTCTATAGAATTTAAAACATCGGAATCTACTAACCTAATAGTCCGGCCACCTGTTGCGCTGTCTTGGTTGCTAGACATGTTACGCACTACTTTAATTAAAGTTAAGCCTGGTACAGTTTGTTCTGTCCCAGTAGCAAGTGAGTTATTAACGTGTTTAGCGGTTGATTCCGGTCTAAAATTAACTACTTCTCTTTGTGCATCGTTAATGTAACGAAGCAACTCAGCTGAAGTCCAACGAACGCCTGTTGTATCCTGTAAAGTATCTTGTACTCTCGATATTAAGTTTGCGCCCGATAGTGCCATTATTTTTTAGTCGTTTTTTTAACCGTTTTTTTCTTAGCTGGAGCTTTGCCACCAACGTAAGCTTCGTTAACATCAGGGGTAGATAGATCATCAGCAACAAAATGTCCTGCGTCAGTTCTAGCCCGAATTGGTTCTGAAGGTTTTTTATCTTTAATCGTATCCGGTTTATGTTCTGTGCAACCTTCTTGCAAACAGAATACACCTAAGTCTTGTCCAACTTCTTTCGGTACGCCTGCTGCTAATCTAATAGATGCGCCCCAAGTGGTTGAAATATACTTGTCTTCTTTTGATACTACTATCATAATTTACTCCTTAAAATTAATAGGTTATTTGTCTTCTGCTTTATCTTCTGGTTTGTCTTGAAGTGCATCAGTTTGCTCGTCAATGTTTTCAACAACTGTAGTAATTACACCATCGTAAGTTTCAGCTACTGTATTAACAATACCACTAACATCCTGTAAAGCTGCGCTAGAAATGTTTCCAGCAGTTTTAACAGTTTTATCAACTGTAGTCATGGCTATGTCTTTGCCGCCTTCAATAACAGAACTTACTGTTGCGCATGAAGTTGCAAATAAACCTAATAAAACTAAATATACATTTTTCATAATTTTTTTCCTTAAAAAGGGGTGGCCCAACATGAGCCACCCACAAAAGCATACTTAGTATGCAACATCCAATCTAATAACACCAAAGTCTTCAGTACTACCATTGTAGTCACTGTTGAACTTAGGCTTCTTAAGACCAAAGATTTTACCAATGGAGATACCATTTTGGTTACCGTAGTCGAAAGTATCTTCAACTATTTGTGGTAAACCGATATCGGCCATAGCAAGAGCTTGAGCTCCACAGAATAAACAAGCAGAACCGTCGATATTAGCATCGGCGCCCCATTTGTATCCAGCAGAACCAGCATTACCAGAAGCTCCAGATGTTGCGTTCGCTGTATTGAACACATGTCTGAACTCATGGACCATAATGCCATCAACCATTAAGCTTGAAGAACCTGAGAACAAGCTATTGCCTGGTCCTCTGACTCCAGCATTTCTTACGTTAGCTAAGAAATCTGAATCAAGTTTAAGATCCGCCATTACTTGAGGTGATACAAATAAATGGTATACCTCTTCTCCACCTGCGCTTCTTACTCCACGGATGTAGTTGTCTTTAGCATAAGCTTTTAGAGCAACTAAGCATTCGTAAGTGATGGTGTCAGCTGCTACCGTAGCAGTTACATCACCAGCAACAAGTTTGTTTGTAGCATCCCATCTTCTGTGCCTGTTGGCAGTTGGGGCTGTTACGTCTCCACCAAAAACCATGTCGCCAAGATTTTGTCCTGTATTCAGAACTGGTCTTAAAGCACCACTGTTTTTGAGGGTGTAAGAAATACCAGAAAGCGTTAAGAACGCTAATTGGTCAATACGGTCTGCCATTGCGTAAGCAAGTGCATCACGTGAGTTCTCACGAAAATTAACAACTGATTTTTGATCAGCAAGACGACCTGAAAGTCTGTTTGCAAATCTCAATTGATCAAGTTGTACAACAATGTCGAAAGCTCTTAAAGTCTCTTCATTACCTTCTAAGGTGTTGTCTCCAATAATACCATCACCAGACATGTCAGCAAGAAGTGTTAAAACAGCTCTTGTTCCTTTCTCTGATTGAGTAAGTTCAGATATTCTCTGAACCATAGCATTGGATCCGCTACCTGCGAATTGGTTAATGAAAGACATATTTCTTGCGACACGCCAAAAATCACGAGACCAGATCGTTAATTGTTCGCTGGTCAACGCGCTAAAGTTTGTGTTAGCCATTGGGCTATCCTCCAAATAAAATTAAAATAACCAGCCGACTTATGGAGCGGCTCATTGTCCGTATACCCTTTTTCGTTGGGAAACGTTCTCATAATTTTACGAACATGACGTCGACCAGTTTTACGCCATGATAGGCGAATACGTTTTTTTACCGTAACGACTCGTGCTAGATATCGGACTAGCGACCGAATACTTATATCTTATACTAAGGCTTAACCAAAGTCACCACGCATCCTTCTTAAAGTCTCTGCGGGCAAAGCGTCAAACTCTTCGCCTGATAATAAAGATAAATCAACTTTTTTCTCGCCTTTTGCATTAGAACCCTCTCCTTTCATAGCAGGAGGCTGTGATTCTGCGGCTTGTAATTTTTTAGTTACAGTAGAAGTTTGTTTTTTTTGCTGTAAAGCTGGATCTGATTTAATTTCAGGTGCGCCTTTTAACAACTCAGGCTTTTTAACTGCTAAAGTGTATTCTGTTGCTTTTGCTAACGCATCAGCAGCGGTATAACCTTGTACAGTAAACGCATCTCTAAGATCTATAACCTCAGCTTGTAAGTCTGCATCAAAATCGGCACTATTTTCGTTTAATATAGAAAAAGTAGCTTCAATTTCGGCAGCTTTAGCTTGCAATTCGGTCATTTCTTGGCTTTGTTGCACTGTTTGACCCATTTTTGCTTGTACTTCGAACATAAATTGTTCTTTTTCAGCATTTCTTATCTCGCTTCTTAACGCAACAGCTTTTTCTGTCTCACCATTGAGCACTAAGTCTTGATATTCAACTTCTTTTTCATCAAAACTGTATTCAGGAGCATTTTCTAAAGCTTGTTTTTCTGCTTCTGAAGCCTCATTTAGCTTTTTCTGCATTGCTTTGTTTTTTGCTAGCACTTCATCAAGCCTAGACTTGGGCACCATAGGCGCTTTAGGCTCTTTTACAGCAGTTTGTTCGTCAAGGTCTTGCTCGCTTCCTTCAATTGTTTGAATATCTGGTTGTGCAACTGGTTCGCTGTCTTCATCCACTCCTTCTTCGCTAATTGCTTCTGGTTCAGCTGGTTCTTCTTCCGCACTTTCTGCTTCTGGTTCTGTTTCAGCAACCTCTTCTTCTGCAACGACGTCATTTTGTTCTTCGACTTCTTCATTTTCGCCCTCCTGAACGTCATCAAAGTTAAGATCTACTCCAAAGGGTTGTGCTTCTTCTTCAGAAACAGTATCAGCCCCCGGCATACCATCCATAATTATCTCTTCTATTTGCGTCTCCGCAGTTTTCTTTTTGCTTTTAGCCATTTGAATTACCTCCTGTAGGTTTCATGGCGGCAGTTGCCAGTTTGGCGGCTGCCTGGGTTTCAGTTTGTCCTCGACGGACTTCATTCGTCATTCCTGACAATCTTTCTCTCAATTCAAGCTCTTCTTGCTTCATTTGAATTTTACTTTGTAGCTCAGCAACTTTAAGTTGTGGATCTGCAGCTTCGCCTTGTGCTTTTGCCATATTTAACTGAGCAGTAGACTCTAGTGTTTTGACTTCGGCTTCAAGTTTTTGAATTTCAAGTTGAGT